CCACCGGGTGTTACTATAGATGTTAAGAATCCGAATCTTCCGAATATATCAGAACAAGATACTGATATAATGCATATGATTACTTCTGGATTAAATAAACCAGAAGATATGGTTACTGGTCAGACTAAAGGTGATACTTTCTCTGGTATTAATGCATCGAGAGGCCCACAGAGTGATAGACAGTTCCATGAGATTGCTTTCTTTGAACGGTTCATGAAATATGATTTATGGAGAAGTATATTTATACTTAAAAATAAGATAAAGAATTTCCCACTTAAATTTAAGGTTAAAAAAGCATATGAGTTCAAGAATAGAAAACCAGTATTTAAAAATATGATATTTCCACCATGGGAGATGATTGATTTTGATTTTCCAACTTCAGAGATTGGAGATATTGAAGGTAAAGCAAGGGCATACCTTGGTGTTAAGCATCCGAGTGTTGTTGAAGTACTTGGTATACCACGTTCGGTTATTGCAAAGAAACTTGGGTTTGCTAAATACTTCAAAAATAGATTGCAGTATGAGACAGAAGAGGAGTTACTCCCAGATTTACCATTGACTGCTGAGCTTGACGCAATTCAGGAAGGTGCGCAGGAACCTACTCTTCCAGAAAATCAGAATGCTCCTAAGAAATCAAATGAACCGGTAAAATCTGATCCTAAAAAAGAACCCAAAAAGAAAATTCAACTTAAAAGGAGAAAACGATGAAAGTTTTTTCAAGAGATTACATAATACGGAAAGGTTCTAATTTTTCTGTAGAAATACTTTTATCAGATATTTATGTTAGTTTAGATGAAGGCACAACTTATACAGTTGAAGGCGGAATGAAGCTGATAGCAGACAGTTCGGAAAATGCTGTAATTACTGGAGAGTTGTCCGCAAGTAATACTATTTTGACACTTTCAATGACGGCTGCTGAAACAACGGCAATAATAATTGCAGGAAATTACAATTATGGTATTGACATTGCTGCCGCTGGTGTTGTACAAACTATACTTGAAGGTACTATTTTAGTTAAGGAAGATGTTTCTGATGCAACTTAAAATACAAGAAAAAGGAGGACACATGTGAAAAAGTTTTTGGCTTCTCTACTTAATGAACCGTGGTTGGTAGACGAAGCATGGCTGGAGATAATGGTTCAGAATTTTTTGGTTGAAGATGTTACCATGGACCAAAATGCCCTTCAAATTCTCAAATCTGAGAAAATGATGGAAGCTCGTTCTGCCAAAATTCGAGGTTCAAAAGCTCACATTCCAATTCATGGACCAATATTTGCTAAACCGAATATGTTGACTGAATGGTTGGGAATCGGTGTTGTTTTAAGCGATATTGCTGGTGATATTCAAAGTGCCCTCGATAATCCAGACGTAGAATCAATTCTTTTGGATGTTGATAGTCCAGGAGGAACGGTTACTGGGATTAATGAAGCTTCTAATTACATTAAAGAAGCTTCCCAGACAAAACCTATAACAGCTTATGTTGGTGGTGTAGGTGCTTCGGCGGCATACTGGCTTGCTTCCGCGGCAGATGAGATTGTTCTCGATGCCACTGCAAGAGTTGGAAGTATTGGTGTAGTTGTTGCATATCCAAATCCCCAGGATGATGATGATAGCTATGTTGAGATAGTGAATACTGCAAGCCCTAAAAAACGTCCCAATGTTGCGACGGAAGAGGGCAAGAAAGTTATAACTGCTGAGTTAGACGATTTAGCTTCTGTTTTTATTGATACTGTTGCTGAAAATAGAGGTGTTTCTTCTAATACGGTTATTACTGATTTTGGACAAGGTGGAGTTTTAGTAGGCCAAAAAGCTGTATCTGCTGGTATGGCAGATCGGTTGGGTTCTTTTGAAGGACTTATGGCAGACAATAATAATTATGAAGGAGATATTTCAATGAAATTGACTATCGACAAGCTTAAAGCTGATCATAAAGATATTTATGATGAGATTGTAGCTTCTGTGACTCCGGATAACTCAGCACTTGAAGCTTCCCATGCGGAAGAAATTAGTGCTAAGGATAAAGAGATTGCAGGTTTAAAGGAAAAGCTGGAAGCTTCTAAGACTAATGAGGAAGGCTTAACTGACCGTGTTAAAGCTCTTGAGAAAAGAGATGCGATACGTGCTGAAGAAGCTCTTAGGTCTACTGCGGAAAGCATCATGTCTGGTGCACTTACTGCAAGTACGCTCCCAGAGCGTCTACATGCAAAAGTAGGTCAGATTGACTATAACAAATATATGACAGATGGTAAGTTGGATATAAAAGCTTATACTGATGCAGTCAACGCTGAAGTAAAAGATTGGGAAGACACTGTTGGAGAAGTTACTACTCCAGTACAGGGTGTTTCTACTCCTATCAAACCTGCCGCTTCCAATGATGACGGAGATGATGAAGCCGTTGCTCGTATGTTGGGTCATGTACAAGAAAAGAAGGAGGCTTAAACAATGGCTATTAGAAGTGACGCCCGTTTAGGCGGCGACTTACCTCAGATGAATAGAGTCCCAGAAGGTCCGGGATTAAAACCTCTATTTCATAGTGTACGGGATATTGCATTAATTCTTGATAAAACTGTACAACCTGGTTACGGTGTTCTTAAAGCAGGAACTATGCTGGCTAAAAATTCAGTAACTGGTTATCTGACACCTTATATTACAGATGACCATCAAGATGATAATGTAGGTAGATCATACTTGACAAATGACATTGCTTCAGGAGCAGATGTTTGTTACGTTACTCTTACCGATGCTTATAAATTTGCAGTTGGAGATGAAATTGTTTTTGTAAGAGACAATTCTTCTTCTCCTGAGTATCGTGATGGTGGTGCTATCACTGCTATTGACGTTACAACATATCCAAACAGAGCTGAAATAACTTTTACAACTGCTATTGCTGCTGTAACAACTTTCAGTACTGCCAATGGTGTTAATGCATATGTTAAATCTGGTGCAGCTACCAAATTTAGCACTTGTGCATACATTTTGGATAAAGATATTGACACTGGTTCCGGTGAATTCGCTGCAGGCGCATTGACATCGGTTGTACTTCATAACGCTGTTCTTTACGAACATGCCCTCGTCAACAAAGATGCTCAGGCCCTTACGGATCTCGGTGCTGTTGAAGATGGTCGTTTCGTAATCTTGAAATAAGGAGGGTAACAAATGAAAGGTTCTCAAGGAATCCCTTCTCTGAAACTGGAGACGTTAAACAAGCTTATATCTAAATTAGATAAAGCTCCAAGTATGTTTTTCTCCAATATGTTTCCGACTGTTCAATATGATTCGGATACAATTAGATGGGAAATCGAATATGGTTCTGCTGGCATGACACCATTTGTTGCCCCTGGTTCTGTAGCACCTGCTGTTGGTGTTGATGGTACTGGTGAAGCAAGTGCGAAAGCAGCTTTTTACAAAGAGAAAATGTACTTCGATGAAGAATTTCTCAATAACATGAGAGAACCAGGTTCTTGGGCAACTTATCAAGCTGCTGAGAGAAAACTGGCTCGTGGAACTCGTAAACTTGACTACCGTATTCAGCGTAGGCGTGAGTGGATGATGTCCCAGATGTTCGTTGAAGGTTCTTTCACGTACATTCAGAAGGGTGGAACAAAGTTTGTTGTGAATTATGGTATCCCCGCTTCTCATAAAATAACACTTACTGGTAATGATTGTTGGGACGTAACTCATGCTGATAGTAATCCTGTAGAGGATATCTATGAAGCAAAACGTATCCTTGCTGATGATGCTGGTGTAAGTAACCCAATTGCTATGTGTAATAGTGAGCTTCTTAAACTTCTGATGTTCAAAACAGAAATTCAGGACTTACTTGCTAAATCTGCATTTGGTAATGGTGATTTGTTCTCTAAACCTGCTCAGGTTATTGGCAATCTTCTTGGTCTTGGACCATTGGCGATCTATGATGACTTGTATGAAGTGCCTGCGTATTTGACTGGTGCGGTTGCAGGTGGGTCTACAACTGTTATTCCAGTTGATGATGCTTCCGATTTTGAAGCTGGCGGAACTCTACGTTTTTATGATATGAGTGAAGTCAATACTTGGGAAGATTGCACCATTGCATCTGTCCAACAGGAAGCAAGTACTGTTACTGTAGCGGTTGCTCCAGTTGCTTCTTACGTTGCCGGTGAAGATAGAGTTACCATGAAGAAAAAGTTTATCCAAGATAATAAATTCTTCATGTTCTCTACTACCCAGGAAGGTGATAAAGTTGCTGAATTTATGGAAGCTCCTTATGGAAATTCCAGACGTTGGGGTAAGTTTGCTGATACTAAAGATGAATGGGATCCAGAAGGTATTTGGCTCAGGATTCAAGATAAAGGTCTACCTGTTCTTTATCATCCTGATACTACGTTTACGTATACTGTTTATTAGCAGTAATTTGTTAAAATTAAATGGGAGCTTTCGGGCTCCCATTTTTAAAGGAGAGCAATCATGATAGCTGTGAAATTAAATGGGAATTTACGGGTAAAACAGGAAGATGGTACTTATCGTATTTTCCAAGAGGGTACAATCTTTCGTGCTAAAAATCGTTCTGAATTGCCAGAGTGGCTAATAACTGAATTAAAGTACTTTGAGAGTACTGCTACAAGAGATAGTCTTATTGTTACAGAATCGTTGCCTAAGGCTTCAAAATCAGCTTCCGATAAAGAGAAAAAAGAAGCTTCTGTAAAGAAATCTTCTGTAAAGTCTACATCTGCCAAAAAAGCTATTCCAAAGAAAGTTTCTGCAAAGCCCACAATAAAAAAACGTAAAAAATAAGAGGTAAGACATGGCACTTGTTGACGAACAAGAATTAATAAGTTTTGTTAAAGATATGATGGGTGCTTCCTCCGAGAAAGTGTCGGATGATGGCTTTAAAAAAGCTGTAGTGCAAGCTCAATCCGAATTAAATTGGTCCGTTCCGTTATCAGACCCTTTTCAAGAGTACTGGATGATTGAACGGACCAAACGTTTTGTTACTTACATTCTGCTGTTTGAATCTGCTCATAAATTTCAATATAAAAAGATAAGTCTTCAGCACAGGTTCAAACACTATAAAGATTTGTTAGAAATGATGGATGCTGAGTTTCTTGCTGCTATTGAGAATAACCCTGACAAATTTGATACTTCTACTGGTTCAGAGCTTAGTATTTATTTAACTAATGGGTTTACGTACGATAGCGATGGTTCTGTACCGAATTATTGGGAGTAATATATGGCTGGCATAGGACAAGATATTAAAGAGGTTCTTCAAGAGCTAACAACACCTTTTGTTATGACTAAAATTGATGGTTCTACCGTTGTTGGAGAATATCTTGATTATGAGATGTATTTTGAACAAAGTACTGAGTTTATTCGGCAGTATGCTTATTCTGGCACATTTCAATACGATACATTGATTGAGCAAGGTGACTTAATTTCATTCGATAATAAAAATTTTTTAATGATGAATATCAAGAAAACTTTATTTGAAAATGAAGTTGTTGATTACTCTAATTTTTTTATTGAATGTAATACCTTAGGTCGATTTTCACGAGCAGGAGAAGTAAGAGACCCTACTACATTACAACTTGGAATTACTTGGGCTACTGTTCAAGATAATGTGTACGGAACAATGGTAGTAAATGCAGTAAATACTGAAGTACTTGGAGCAACTGAGGTAATTAAAGATCGTTATACTTTATTTACACAAGGATATAATGCGGTTCAACCTGGTGATAGGTGGTATCCAGACATCAATGATTTGTCAGAATAGTGGTATCCAGACATCAATGATTTGTCAGAATATTATTTAGTTAAGAGTATTGATAAATATCGGTTCGCTGGTCTTTTGACTCTTAAACTTACTGAGGATTCACGGGAATAATGACTGCTCCTATAAAAGGTACTCGTCAAGCTCTGTTTTCTATTGGTGGAGTTGAGTTTGCTCAGAATATGGGTCTGTTAGAAGCCTCCCTTCATTTTTATGCTGGTGCTTACAACTCAATGGCTTATTATTCTACTGGACCTGGTGGTGGTCGTTTTACAGAACTTACAAGTAAATATTTTATACACCAATGTCAACAATGGATGCTTGGTGTTGGTAAAACTAAATTAATATTACCAAGTACGTTTTACGACTACCATAAAACGTATAAAGCATTTAAGAAGCGGAATGGTATTGGGGTTGGCAAAACTGAACCACACATGTTATCTGGAAAACTTGCTTCAAGTTTGACTATTATTAATATGACTGGCGGTGGTCGGACTGTTGGTATTCATAAGAGTGCAATGGCTTCAAGAAGGGGTGGTGCTCCCGTTAGTGTTAATTATTATGCTGGTATTCTTGAATGGGGTGGGCCGGGAGGTAAAGCTGAAAGTGGGACTGGGCATAAACCACGTCCGTTTTTTCAAGAAGCAATGAAGGAATTTACACGACAAAATCTTCCTGAGATGCAAGGAGCGGTAGAGCAAGCAATTGTAAATCTGGCGAAGAAAAATGAGAAGAAACTTTACGTTAAGTCAGAAGGTATGGGATATTCTGGTAATACTACGAGTTCCGCATCTATGGCTGCTATGGAACATATAGGTAATGCTAATTACGATACTGTATATAAAAGCTTAGCATCAGAAGTTGTTGCCGGTAGCGGTAGTGGAGGTGGTATTCGTACAAGATTTGCTTCTTTAGAAACTGGTATTAAAGCTAATGAAAAACAATTGGCAATTGAAGCCAAACGAAAAGGCATACCACTTGAAGTATTACAGAAACAAATAGCTGAATTAAAAGAGATGGGGTTCTAATGGATTTAATTGATGTGCAACCGAAAGATTTCATGTTTTTATTTGGCATGACTTTAACGGATTTAAAAAAGTTTAAGTTGATTATGGATAATATGCAGTTCAATTTTGATAGTACAAATAAAGAGCATATAGCAGCTAAAGAATATTTGGAAACAAAGCTTTACCCAACAGTTCAATCTGGTATGAAAGCTGTGGAGGATTATAATAATGGCACTTAGTCCAACAACAAAAGAATCTGATTTTAAAAATTCGATTAAAAAATATTTTTTAGATAATCTTGAAACTACAGAAAGTTTAAAAGTGTTTTTTGAAGAATTGGAAGAAGTGCCTTTAGATGTTTCTGGTAATCCATATAATAAATGGGTAATTATTGTTTTTGGTAGACGTGATTTAGGGGCAGTGTCAGCGCAGCAAATATCAATTGACATGTACACCAGAGAAGATAGAGAAGGTGATGATTTAGCAGCTTTGTCTGATACTATTATGAATTATATTATAGATGAAAATTCAACAAATGGACTTGTGTCTATTCCTTTTTACGATACTTCGGGTACATGGGCACAAGTTGGTGGCATTATACCGTATTTGCAACCATCTCTTGGTAGTATGGAAAGTGAAGATGGTGTTCAATTTAAGGCTATTAATCTCCTCTGTAAATGGGGAGGGAAGTAATGTTTATACATTGTGAAAAATGTGGAAAGAAATTAATAGAACGATTGCCTAACGGAATGTGGAGGTTTAAATTTGGTAGGCGTGAAGGAGGTTTACCCGTAGTAGAAATGGAAATACATGGGTCAATAAAGATGGCGTGCATAAAAAGGACATGCCATCATATTAACTTGCTAAATTACTTCCCTTCTGCTACTGTAAATAAAAAGTGAGCAGTTCAGCCAGTCTACTCACAACAATCCAGAAATGGAATGGGGATATGACTAAAGACTTTTTTTATTAAAGGAGATTTAATATGTCCAGAACAGGACCTGTTACAAAAGATACCAGTACTGTTGCTTTAGGATTAGCTCAGATACGAGTTGGGAGTGCCGATGCTAATATTGG